ATACCGAAACCATATTCGCCAACGCTTCACGAACGCTTTTCGGTTGCTCACTCAGCGGCTTGTCCCAATCAAGATACTTGGCAACGTCAGCGTCGGGGAGGTCGAGCTTGTAAAGGGTGCCTTCGGTATTGCTTATTCTTGGCGCAAGCTCTTGCATTTCTTGTAGAATATTCTCTTCGCGTTTAACTATCTCCACATTTCCTTCAGCCTTATGTCTTGCAATATTGTACCTCTGGCTTTTAAACGCTTCATCTAGGCTATCATACCCATCAAACAAATACGCAGCGCGTCTCGCTTCTGGGTCACCTCCTATATGGAAAGGGCTAGGAAATTCTTTATCAATATCTGCAAAAGGCACTCCGTCAAACTCCCATGCTTTGCTTGACGTTTTATAACTTTCCGCAACCCCAGGCGCATCGGCACTATAAAACCCGTAACCATACGCCTGATGGCCTTCGCCCGTTCCCATCTTATCCAGCCGTGGCCTTCCATGCGGAAAGTCAGGCTCTGGCGACCATCTGTGCGGCCCGCCATGAAATACGTTAGCACCAAGCGCACCCGCTGGAACCTTTGTTGCCATGCTTGCGACCGCTGACATTGGCATAATATCTACGGCCATATTTGTCGCACCCTCTAGCGTTGGCTCCTTGTAACCCGTCACAACATCACCGGGGTACAGCAACGCTTGCCCCATGTCTTTTAAGGCTTGCGCTGTCATTGTGCCTTTCCATCCCGGCACTCCCGGCTGAATGCCGCTTAAATATTGCGCTACCTCGTCACGATTAAACAATGGCATGGGTTAGCTGCCATACGCGCTTTCGGGTACGTTGACCCCCAAATAACCATATTCCACGCCACCCATGTCTATATTGGGCTTCGCACCGTCTTGGTTCTTCACAAGCTCCACCCGCTCCCGGTATTCCATTAATACGGCTTGGAAATCTAACCCCCGGCCCTTTAGCCATCTGTAGGTGACCCCAAGCGTCATTAATTCCTCGTCAAAAACCACGGTATTCGCATCATTATTGAAACCCGATCCGTCTGCCGCCGCTGGCGTTGCGCCCGAACCTAAGTCTATCCAGTTTTTAGAATAATACTCAAACTTCACAGTCTGGCTGGCTGTGGGATTCGGGGTAAAAAGCAACGACCCGCCCCGTATCCGAAACCAGTTTGTAACCCCGCTGGTGACATCTGCCTTTACCCTCTGCCACTGGACATCCGTTAAAGGCCCATAGATTTTTTCGCTGCTTGTCCTGTTCCACATAGTGTCATTGGCGAAGCGGTCGAAATCAGACGCTATGGTTGTCATTACGCCTTGGCTCTCTTGAGCCGCCGTCGTAACCGAACCCTCTTTCTTTATTATCTCCCAATTATACGCCTTGGCGAGATACTTACCCTCCTGTGTAGCCGCACGTAATAGCTGACGCACTTGCGGGTCTGAGTTTGATACAACGGTAGCGGGACGCTCTAAACCTATTTCGTCTGCCGCGCTCTCAATGATCGTTAAAAGTGTCATCCAACCAATCCAACAGGCTCTTCTTTTTTATCGCCTAATAATTCCCTAGCAGACTGTCTGTGGGTATAGGCTCCCATGCCAACCGCATCCAAACCGCCATCATGCACACTGGCTAACTGCTCCGCTGTATGAATATCGTTCGCTATTAACTTCGCCGCTAATTTTGGGCCAATTCCCTTAACATCTGTTAGCGGCGTACCCTCAACAGGGTCAGGAGCATGTCCTTCAGAGAACGCCGCCCACTCTTTTGGGAACCGTTGTTTATGCTCTTCGCGCACCTTTGCGACACAGGTTGACGGATCTCCGACAACGCTGATTTCCACCAAAGTAGCAGAACCATTTGCTCTAGGCTCCTCGTAAAATTTAGCTCTTACATTGCCGTCCATTATGCTTTCCTCGTTTTTGGTTTTGAATTTGCCCTACGCCGCTTTATAGCCGCCGCCATTTTCTTGCCCTTCTTCGTATATGGAAGGTGAACCGTTTTACCCGTTGACGTTTTAACTTTTGGCATTTTATTACCTTTTCTATTGACAGTTAGATTATAACCAGTTATATTATAACCATACACAGACAGGAGAGAGAAGATGATCCGTTACGAAGTAAAAACCCCGCACAAAACATTCGCTGGCTGCGAAGGCACTATCGAAGAAGCCAAAGCATACATTAACGCCTTAACCGACGCTGGCGTTGAAATCCTCAACGTCGAGTACTTTGACAAAGATCAGCGCATCGCAGACATCCGCGCTGGCAAGGTTTAACCCGCCAGATAAAGGAGATTATCATGGCCCATTTTCTTCCCCGCCACCCTTCCATTATAGAGCGTTTTGACGTTGCCACGGATTTAGTTCCGCTTGGCACAGGTGAGCGTCATGCTCCTACATTTGGAGAGGCCAAGGCTAACGCCATCCGCACAATGAAAGCGGAAAAAGCCATCGCTTCTGTTACCGCCATTGCCCTTCGCGCCAATGACGATCTGGAGTTAATTGAGTTTGGCCCACGGGGTAGAGCCACAACTCTCTGGAATTTTACCACGGGTTAATATTTAACCCATCGCGTTCATCGCCGCTTCCCCGGATACCGCGCCGGGGTTTTGCGGTGTAAACTCTAGGAGAAAAACATTGGATATTCAGAAAATCAGAACCGACCTAAAAAATAGTGGCGATAAGCACCTTGTTAGTTTGGAAGCCACCTTTTCCGATGAGCAACTTGTACGCCTTGCCGACGCCTTTAATAAAACTGACGGCACTCCCGAAGCAGTTATTAAACGCCTCGCAAGTTAAAAAGAAAGGGGGGCGCGAAGCCCCCCTAACTAATTACCAAGGAAAGTCGCAAGCAACTTCCTTGTCCGATATATCACCCGCAATCGCGCAGACGTTATCCGTCACCGCCGCAGATACATCCAACGTACCGTCAGAAGAACCCGTGGGAGTGAGAGGATCACCATCCGCACCAGCGGTTAGGGCTGTGGTTAATGTCGCTGGCCCTTTAATCTGAATCCAGCAATATTCACCGTCACCCGGTGCCGACTGAAGAACACCCGCACCGATCTCAACAGAGTCGGACAGGTCAGAAGTTACCTGATTGTTCTTATAGCCATCTAGCGTGTAGTAGTAACACACGTTTCCTGATGCAGCCGCAACACTACCCGACCCTGTATCGTACAGGACGTATTTGTAGATTTTATTGGTTCCATCGCTAGTACCCAACTGCCCAAGCAGAAATTCCGCTGAGGTGTGGACGGCGGTTTCGTCAATACCGACTTGATACATAACAAAGCCCCCTTATGCTACTATGACGCCTTGGCGCGCCCGGTTGGAGACGGTCATATTCCCCGCCCATACAACTGGCATTACCATAGCATCTTGGTTGACAGAAGCCTTCTCACCCAAAGGCACAAACTCACGACCCTTCGCAGGGCGCACGAACAGATAATCCGTGTTGAGCATGTACATATGTGTGGTAGGCGATTGATCGTCGTAAAACACCGGGGCATCCATAAACATTAAGTTCATGAATCCAGCCGCAGCATTACGATCCGAAGCAAACCGCTGATTGGTTTGCAAGCTCGACCAGTAATATTTGAAATAGGTCGAGTCAGCCGTGATTACGTCTGGCTTGTCCGCACCACGAATGGTGTTTAGCCAAAGCGTGTTCATAGCATCTTGAATCGTAGTGGCCGAAGCCGTGACGCTCTCACCAGAGAAATCATAGAACTGATTTTTCCACCAAGTGTACGTCGAGGAGTTGATGCCACCAACAGTACCAGTGCCCGCATCAGCCACAAGGCTTTGCAGACCACCGATTTCTTTACCGCTGGTTCCCGTGCCGTCCGCATACATTGCGGTAGCGACGGTGTTTTTAAGCGACTTTTCAAGGTTTTTGATACGCGACTTGAGAAGGTTGTGAATCGCTTCGCGACCACTGTTTTGTACTTCTTCAAGACCCGAAATCACTACGTTGCCAGCCAACTGCTTATAGTTGAACTCAGCCGCGCTGAAAACATCGCTTGGTGACGTGTCCAGAGCTTCATACCCACTATACCACTTTGTGGTAGCATTCGTGGTGTATTCTAACTCTTGGACGATTGTGCGCCCGGTGGCGACTTGCTTGTTGCCTTTCTCGTCCATATGTCGGAGCAAGGCATTATGGTTCGTAACGTTATCCGCAAGCTGTTTAGAATATCCTTGCAGAGTAGTTGTTACGATTTCCGTAAACGATGAGTTGGGTGAAGCCATCTCATACACTCCTAAGTTAAGGTTAAATCACCTCACATCCCTGCACCGTCCAAAACTCCAGCTAATACCCCGTCTAGATCATTTGCCTGTACCGAACCCGAAGGTGGGTTGGCTGATCGACGCGTTGGAACCTTTTTGGCTTTGGCAACCGCTTCCTTTCGGCGTTTGTCTTCAGCCTCCTTAACTTTCGACTTCTCAGCCTCAATGCTCTCTTGATACAATGTATCATCAAGCCTTAACGCTTTTTGATAAGCCTCATTAAGATCATTAGCCGCACCCGCTGTCATCAACTGCCCCATATTGGCACGGAGCGCCTCAAAATGCGGATGCTTTAGGTTTCCAGCCTCGTCTTTCTCGTTGGCAAATCCATCTATTGAATATTGAAGCCCGGCCAGACGCTCTTGTTCTGCCCGTTGTTCACTAGTCTGGATATGTCCTTGAAGGTTTCGCACTTCTTGCTGCAAGGTTGTAAGTAGCGGGTCAGGTTGTGGAACCGTTGCCGCTGGTTGCTCAAGCGCCTCTAGAGATATACCCGCATTACTAGCAATATGTCGGATGGCCCCTAACGGATTTTGCTGAATAGACCTATCACCTTGGATAAGCTGCGCCATGTATTGCTGTGGCGTAAGGCCAGCTTGTCGAATAGCTGGCATCATAGGTTCTAAAACGTGCATTAAGGGTTCTAACTGTTGCCGCATTTGGGCGGTCTCTTGAGTCTTGCGCGTATAATCGGCAGTCATCGACTTGTCGCGCTCTAGCACATATTCCTGTGCATCACGCGGCATTCCGCTGAACCGCTCCTTATCCGCTGCCGACCAATGCTCTGGTGCATCTAACGGTGGAACCTCTGGGGTTTCCGCTACCACTTCCTCTTGGTCAGTATCGCCCTCGCTGGCCTCAACTTCTTCGGGTGGAGGTGCTTCGGCGTTTTCTTCTTCTGGAGCCTCTTCGTCTTCAGAGGTGGACCCGGCGTCTTGAGGCTCTTCGGGTTCCTCTGTAAATGCTTTATCTAGACTTTCCGTAAGTAATTCGTCTAGTTGAACTTCGGTTGTATCGTCAGCGGCGTCCGTCTCCGGGACGTCTTGACCCGCCGACTCCTCTTCGGGAGTGCTGTCAGCCATTACTTTCTCCATTAGTGAATACCGCTAACGCGGTGAATTACTGGTGGCGGTTATCCCACCAGCTAGGTTTTTCAGACGAGGTGTAATCATTCCCACATTGCCTCACCTGATGCTTGCGCTCGTATTCTCTAACCTGTGAGCGCGAAGTTAATACCGTGCCATCAATCGGTGACTTAAACGGCTCAACGTCACTTATAACGCTATGCCCTCTAACACTTTGAAAAACACTTTTTGGGATTACCTTGCCTTGAGCCTTGTCGTAGACATAAGTGGTTCGCATTACATCAACCCCGTGCCTTTCATTAGCTCCACTTCGGCGTCGGTCATTATCTTCTCTCTGGCTATCTCCGCATCTACCGCCATCTTCTCACGATCAATCTGCGCCTCTTGATTCATCTTCGCCCGTTCAATCTGCATATCTTGCTGTAGCTCTGCCGATTTTAACTGGCCCTTTTGTTGTAACTCTGCCTGATCTAATTGCGCTTTCTGTTGCACCATCATCATGGCCGGGTCAGGTTGTTGCTGTTGCTGCATCTGTAGAGCTTGCATTGCATTTTGTTTCGCTTCTTCAATCGTGTCTTCAAACTCCCGGCCAATCTTAAAGCCGCGCACCATAAACTCCATCGCTTGGAATGCTAACGGCGTCAATTCCGGGGCCACCTGCACAACCGACAACGCTTTCTCTAAATACCCACCCAGCGTATTTACAAATTCTATTCGGCTCTGCCGCTCTTGCTGGGCATCTTCAAACACCGTCGAGTCTGTCTCAATATCTATTCTGTAAGACCGCAGCTTGTCCGACTTCATTATTTGTTGCATTTGCGGCGTGACTTGCATCCCCGTCATATTCTGCAAAACGTAAATTTCAAAATGCTCCGATATTAATTCTGCCCGTATTCTATAAAGATCACGGATAAACCTTTGAACGGCCTCTTGTCTCTGCTTTAACCGCATGGACCCAAATTGACCCTTTAGCCTTTGCGCCGTGGCTGTTTCATTAGGATTCGTTGCGCCCCGAATCACATCACTTATCCCCGTCACCTCGTAAATGGTCTGGATAAGTTGCGTCCGCTGTTGATACAACCCGGTTAATACACTCGCCGTTTGGGTTATGTCTTCCGATTGAACCGCACCTTGCAACCCACCTTTTTGCGTTAAGTTCGCGTAATTTTCAGCCGGGACAAACGTGTTATCCCCGGCCTCCGCTAACTTTGCTAATTCGGGAACGGATGCGTCATAAATACCACGCCGCCGCAACGCATCGGTCAGCTTGGCAATCCTTGTGGTAATTCTATCAAGCTCATCGGCTTGGTCTTGATATAGCCGAAACTCTGGTATGGGGACTCCACTGCCATTCGTTTTAACCGACACCAGCGGTTTCGGCGTGGGAAAGAAACCCTCTAGCTGGTATGGGTCATCCTCTTCAAATAAAACGGATGGATAGCCCTTAACAATATAATACCGCTTTAACGAATCATTATCCCATATCTCCCAAACCTCTGCCCGTCTAAATACGTCAGCAACGTCCTTTTTATCCCCGTCTACTGGTGACCAGTTTAGTGGAACCTTGTCTGCATGCTTTGGAGATAACGACTCTAACTCTTCCCGGTTCATCAAATGACGCCGCGCTTTCCACCTTACGTCCTCTGGCCGCTTTGACGGGCTTTCTCTGTAATCTTGCCAATGGACATATTCAAACCAACACCGTTGATCCCCGACCACTTCCTGAGTTTCGCCCGTAGGCATTCCAAACTCATCGGTCATCGGCAGACCGAACTCGTCGGTAGTTTCCACGTCTACCATTATGTCTTCTTTTAAAACCCAAACGACACCACGACCCGGCAATAAATAGTCCTCTATCGCCCCTGCGATTATGTCTCGTTCGTCATGCACGTCCGTTGAATATTCTAACGCCCGCTCTAAAAGAGTAGCCACTTGTCTGCCCGCAGGGTCTTGGTCAAGATACCGCCGCCGCACATCAGGTTTCGCCATCCTTGCAAACAACGCACCCTTTAGAGTTTCAGTGTTCGACCATAAGACGTTAAAACGTTTCTCCCGACCCATCTGCACCGTGCTTTGGTCTGCCCGGTAGCGGTCAATTACGTCATCGCTTTCCTTGCGCCAATCTTGCTCCTCTTCATCGGCAGCACTTAACTCAATGGCCCAATAACGGGCAGTGCCGTGCGCCCCTTCGTAATCTTCCCGGCTTTCAATTTCTTCGCTCATATCGAATCCACAGAGTTAAAGTTAAGCACACCCTTAGCCGTCGCTATCGACTGCAAGGCCGCATTTAAATTCGTATAGCCTTCCGCATTCTCGCCCCACTCATCTCTATCCCACACGCTGTCATCCCACGCGCTTTTTTGAGCATTTCTCCACGCCAACATCCGACCCGGAAATGTGCCAGCCGCTATGTTGTCTTGGTCAAATAGCGCATGCCAATCACCCATATAGGTATACGCCGTTCCTGTTAGAGCGCGGACGCTTTGATGCACTGATGATTGATTGCTCATATTGAGGTCACGTTGTGCCAGCTTGTTTTGCTTTTTGATACCGCAAACGCCACCATCGCACTATTGATGTTTGTGTAACTTGTTGATAACTCACCATTAATCCACGCCAACAGCTTTTCATTAAACGTCACGCCGCCCGTAGAAGAATCGGCAAACTCTTTCATAAAGTCACCGTTAAATGTGTGAGTGGTACTCGTTGCGCTTCTTATTGAAGCCTGGAGGCTGCTTTGATTTGTCAAAACTCTGTCCTTTTTTCGTCAAGCCCTTCTAACAGTTCATTTACTGTTAGTGGCTCTGGTGCAATGAAATCGGGTATTACTTTCGGTGCGTCTGGTTTGATTTGTTTGTACGAAATACTAGCGTAGCGAACCGCATCACTTGAATGGCTTGTCCAATCGTGCAGGGGTTTTGATTTAAGCGTTAGTAATTTCTCGTCGTAGTCTTCACGGTACTGCATCAAGCACTCTAAAAGGTACTCGCATTTGTCCGCGTCAAAATACATCTGCGGTAAAAGCTCACGAACCGCGTTTATACCATCGTCTACCTTGTGCGTTGGTACTATCCGCACATTGCGCTTTTTACGTCGAAGCACTTCCACCCTAGTTAAACCCGTGCCAAGCTCTCTCACCCTTGCGTCTTGCGGAAGCCAGTCCACGTCTACTTTATACGGTAACGATTCCAGCCACTTAACGTAATGAGGCAGTGGTTGGGAGTGGTTCTCGTAAGCGTTTATAAACCTAATCTCTTTTGCTACTTGCTGCCACAGAACGAGAGCAAGGCTGTCCCCGATTCCTAAATCCCATGCGCTGTAAACTGGCAAATCTGGGTCATATTCTACTTTAGTGATGTGACCAGCCTTGCGAATCTCTGATATTAGCGCAGCGTAATACGCCCCCCCTGTAACTGAGGCATACTCCCCATCCCAGATATGTACAGCCTTCTCCGGGTCTTGAGAACGATCCCGCTCCATGTCCGCTTTGAGCGACTTTGGGAACCACTTATTGTCCCTCCAATTCGCCTCAACAATAATTGAATCCTCTGGCTGATACCTTCTTAACAGCTTATCAATCGGGTCTAACCTAGATACAGGGTTCCAGCTAAACCATAACTCCGAACCCTCTGCCCGTATGGTAGGGGTTAATAAATCAAGGCTGCGCTGGCTAATCGTCTGGGCTTCTTCCAGCCACGCCACCTGTACGCCTTCTAATGACTTAATCGACGCTGACGTTGAATTATGTAGCCCTCTAAAAATACACGTTGAACCCTGCGGCCCACGGATCTCTTGCTCCGTAATGTCGAATAAACTCTCTAACCCGTGCCGCTCAATAATGTCTTCAATTAACTGCTTCACAGAGTCCTTGATGGAGTTCTGCACCTCTCTTAAACAAACGACACGCTTGCCTTCTAACAACGCTATCACGGTCATCAGGCCAAAGAACCATGACTTGCCCGAACCACGGCCACCCCATGCGCCTTTGTATCGCGCTGGTTTAATCAGAGGCGAGAATACCTCTGGAAAATCAATTTTTAGATTTAACTGCATTTAACTGAATATTCACTGCCACGTTACCAGCGTGTTCCGTTACATTGGTTTCTTTCCAGCCCATCCGTGTCTTGGCCCAGAATATTGCCGCTGACGTGTCTCCGTTGACCGCCTTGTTAAATAGCGTCCCGCCTATCTTCGCATTGGCCTTTGTCGCCGCTGTATCCAATTCCTTACGGAAATGCTTTCTCAGCGTCTTGTCATCAATGCCATCACGGATGACCATCGCTATATTAGACTGCGGTATGCCCACCGCCGACATCTGTTCAACCAGCTTCCGCTCTTCGTCCGTTGGCTTAAACGCTGGCTGGCCCTTACTACGCGGCATCAGCTTTTATAGACGGGAAGTATTGACCGCTATCCTCCAGCTTTGCCTTTTCACCCGTAAAATCTTGCCACCGTTTTGTAGCTACATCAACGTAGGCAGGGCTTAATTCCATTGCGTAAATACAACGCCCGGTCATCTCTCCCGCTATGATTGTTGTTCCGCTACCAGAGAACGGTTCATATACGGCCTGACCGGGGCTTGAGTTATTCTCTATGGGACGCTTCATACACTCAACAGGCTTTTGAGTGCTGTGGCCTGTTTCTGATTTTAACGGTTTATTGATGTCCCATACTGTTGTTTGCTTTCGGCCCCCTACATAGTGACCTTTTTTATTTTTACGAACCGCGTACCAGCACGGTTCATGCTTTGGATGATAGTCTCCCCGGCCTATAACAATGTTATTCTTTGCCCATATTATTTGGGCGCGAATATTAAACTCGTTTGCCTCTAGGCTTTCAGCAACTATGTGCGCTTTGTTTCCCGCATGCCAAACATAAGCAACATCACCAGAGAATAATGCCCATGCATCTGACCAATCTGCCTGATTGTCATTTTCTACTTTGCCAATAGCCCTGCCCCCCACGGCTTGGCCATTATTTCGCACTGCTTGATTTCTCCAATTTGCATCATAATTTACGCCATAAGGCGGGTCGGTCACCATTAAGTGAGGCTCCACACCCGCTAACAGCTTTGTGACGCTCGTCTCGACAGTGCTATCGCCGCACATCAATCTGTGCTTTCCCAACAACCAAACGTCACCCTCTTTTGTAACAGGCTCGTCAGGTAGGTCAGGCACCTCGTCGGGGTCGGTTAAGCCTTCATTCTTGTCTGCAAGTATCGCCGCCAGTTCGTTGTCATCAAAACCAATCAGCGAGAGGTCGAACCCTTCCTTGTCTAAGTCCCCCATCTCTAGGGAAAGCATCTCCATATCCCAACCCGCATTTAACGCCAGTTTATTGTCTGCAATGACATATGCTTTGCGTTGGTTTGGAGTCAGGTGCGCCAATTCAATGGTTGGCACTTTATCCAGGCTGAGTTTCCTTGCCGCTAGGACGCGCCCATGTCCCGCTATGATGCCCCCCGTTTCGTCAACAAGCACAGGGTTATTGAACCCGAACTCCTTTATAGACGCGGCTATTTGTGCCACCTGTGCGTCATCGTGTGTTCTTGAGTTAGAGGCATAAGGGATTAACCCTGCAACCTCTTTGTCGATTACTTCCATAACTACTCCGCTGGCCCCGTGGGGTGCTACAAGTGTGGATAATTTTAAAGTGGGGTTCTATCGATAACAGCCGAATAATAGTCTTGATAACTTTGTGGAAGTGTATCTATCGGCATTCTGTTAAGGTTTTGACCTACTAAATCGGAATAAAACCCGTGTTGTAATGCTTGGATAATTTCTTGCGGTTTATAATTCCCTAAATCTATGCTGGAACGGGTTTTTGATCTGTCATTTATTGGGATTAAATCTAAAGGTGGACCCAGTTTAGTTTCATATTCGATTGGATCACTCGATGTTACTGGGTGGGACTCGCGCCAAGGGACGACTAGCTCTCTAGAAGGTAAACCAAAATAATAGTCTTGAGCCCATTCATCAATCGACCCGTATGGGTCAGCTATTTCGTCCCGATCACTCCATCCATGAGTGTAGCCACTGGGCTGACCGCTATAGTGCATTATTGCACCTGTGTCTGGGTCTTGAATGAAACCCGGCATGGTGTCTTCCAAGGGGACTAAGGCCGAATCAACATTCTCATCAACAACCCCCAGTGTTGGTGCGTTTAGATCTGACATATTAGTCGGCGTTGTTATGGCTTCCCTTGCATCAATGGCTTGTGCCGATGCGCTTCCCGGTTGTTCATCCCCGTAATTAAAGCCTAAATCAAACAAATCCGACACCGCGCCACCCACTGCACTCGCTACGGGGTTTGAGCTATATGAAAACGTTTGTCCGGTTGTCGCATCATAGCCATACGTTGGCGAGGCCAACCCCCCAACTAGTTCTCCTATGCCAGGAGCAAATAATCCACCAACAGCCGCGCCGGGATTAAATTCTATTCCCGGTGGCTGTGGCGTATCTATACCCGCTAACGCTCTACTCCAATCTGGCCCAATTAAATCCTGACCCGTAAATTCTGGATCAAACCCTAAAACATTTCCCGCAACTTCAAGTGGTGCGGTAATTGCGGTTAATAATAAATTGCCCAGTTCCGTATTCGGTTCACCATCGTATGCCGTTGGGTCATACCCCTCTGGTGGGCTTCCTGATATGTCCTCTGAATCAGGAACATCCGTAAACATTCCCGGTTCTTCAAATCCTGTCATATCATCAATAAAAAACTCTGGCATACCTGTTATGGGATTTATTGAACCCCCATCGGTCACAGCATCCAACAGCATGGCCTCCTGGGGGTTTATGTGGGCTAGAATAGTATCGCCACCCCTCCCCATACCTTGAAGAAGCGCAGCCATTTCACGAATTTGACCTTGCATGATTTTCCCATAAAAAAAGCCCCACGGGTTGCGGGGCGGGTTCAATATATTGTGATGTAATTTATCTCAGCTTATCTTTTTGTACTACATTTGGTTGCAACTCTTCAAGTTTTTTCTCACCATCACAACAATCTAAGAGGGTATTCTTACAGACCGGGCAACTATAGTGACCCCTGACTTGTTCTAAATAACTGGTATAAACGCCGCACCACCCGCATTCCTTTTCATACCGCATAATGGTCCGCAAGCTGATCCAGAACTATTCTTAACGCTCCTAAAATCTCTCTGACATCTTTCCCGCTTTTTGTAACAGGCTTTTCTAGCCCCACATAATTCCATAAATAAAACCCCCCGACTTTTCCCACACTCTTTATTGCTTTGGCCACTCGCTTTCTTGCGTCTAAAGCCTTAACCGCAATGTGATCCGCTGCCATAACCCTCGCCACCTTTTCCAAATCCACGATGGCATAGTTGTCTCCAAATTGGGCCGTCTCAAAATCAAAGTTAAACATCCACGCAGCGGTAGCGTGACGCTGTTCTAGCTTTCCTTCTTTGTGCCAGCGCTCAAATACACTCAACCGCCTTTGCCTATAAACTCCCGCCTTCGAGGTTTCCTCAATGACTACGGGTTCACCGGGGTCAATTTTAAAAACGTTTTTCATCAAACCGCCTTGATGCCTTGCATTCTCTTGCCAACCTCAAAAGGTCTTCAGCCAATCGGATAGCTTGGTCATCCGATACTTTAACCATCGAATAATCACCCCTATCCTCACCTTGGAGACAAATCCCAACTTCTCCATCCTCATACCTTGCCCAAATCAATCTCATCCAACCCTCTATGTCCTTCTTTTCTCTCTCATTCCTTTGTTTGACTCTTGGTGAGCGTCTGAAGCTAAAGGCATAGCAAGACCACCCTGATAAGAATCAAGGCGGTGCTAGCCTAAAGCGTGAAGTTTGACTCCCGGAGCCGCGCCTTCGCTTTCGGCCCATTGCGTCAGATAGCTCCGCAACGGTTTGTGTCTGCTTCCGACCTCGCTATCAGGCCGCTAACCGCCCCCACACATTTCGCACCGGGCTTGCCCTTGGTTAGACCCCACAGTAGGGCTTTAAATTGAGGTGCTGCCGTTTTTAGCCGACCACACTCAATCGAGGCTTCTCCATGCGCTCCATAAGCTCACGCATCTTGTTAGCCAGTTCTTTGCGTTCATCTTCGTCTTGGTCTTCAAATCTCGCTTGGTTTAACCAAGTTGATGGCATTGGAATGAACCGCTCTTCTTGTTCTTCTTCAATCCGCATTTTCCAACGGAACGCCAACGCCGACTCAATCAATTCCTCTGGTGTAGCCTTCGCCAGAATCTTTACGCCACAAGTCGAGGTCATTTTCCCGCTTCCCGTAATCTCATCAAACGTCGCACGGGCCACCGCTTTTTGTGACTTGCGAGGGTAGGCTTTCCAGAAATCGTCAAAACTCATGTCACTGTTCCTTGATAAACCGCTTCGGCTAGGCGTTGGCACTCTGGGCAAGCATCAATGCCGCCAATCTCCCATTCCTCTTCAACCACAATCGGCAACCATTTCGCTTCATGATAATTATAATAAGTGCCTCTTTCGTGTTCTGCCGTCAGAGTGCGGATTGGGCGGTAAATAATGCGCTCACCACTACACGTCTGACACATCGTCTAATTCCTTGACCGCCAAGACTGAGTAATAGCTGTGGTGGCAATTCATCTCTTTAATTTCCCAACCATCAGCCTTGTAAGATGCTATCGCTTCGTGATCGTCTCGCAGAATCCACTGGCACATTTTAATTTCAGCTTCCATATGGACTCTCAAAATCTATGCGGCCCGTAATGCCGTCCGCCCGTTGCATTTCAATCTGCTTTAGGCTGGATTTTAAATTCTGGTAAATGTCTTCTAATTGAGGCTTTGAATACTTGCCGATAGGTTGGCTCAGTTCCGACAGCCTATCTGAAACGCTGCGGCCCAATTTCTCATCAACCCAACGCCCAAATTCGTGTGGCCTATCCGTGAGATGGCTGTGACACATGGCGCAGTGAGCCACGGCGTTAATTGGCTCCCAACGTAGGCGGCGATACTTTCTCGATACTATGTGACTACAGTGGAGCCGTTGGCGTTCACCCTCTGGGACATAACAACCGCATCTTTCACAAGTCCAGTTCGACCGCTCTCTAACTAGCTGGCTGAATACAGTGTCTCGTTTACACCGTTTCATGCCGCCTCTAGGAAATCTTTGGGAAGCCGCACACGGGCAACCATCGCCATTCGTGCGATTTTGTTCCTGTACTTCCAAGGAATGCCTCGCCGCTTCCAGTTGCTAATATTCTGTGTGGGCAACCCAAAAGCCTCTGCGACCCGTGCGGTTCCACCAACCTTTTCAATAATAATATCGTGGTTCATAGTTTATGCGTAACAAATTGTAACGCGCAATGCAACAAGAAAATTGCTATTGACTCAAATCGCCAGATGCCATAAACAGTTTGTTACGCGACAACAACAAAAGGTAGAAGGGCCGACAGTCGTGATAGCCTCTTTAACTACGATAGAGTACCGTGTCGAAATGGCCGACAAGAAGTTCATGGTAGCGTTTGCAAAACGGCTCACTGCATGCCGTATCGCTGGCGGCTACGAAAACGCCGCAGACCTTGCCGCCGCTTTAAATATTCCACCGCATACATATAGGCGATACGAACGGGCTGAAGTACTTCCAGCTTATGACCGCCTTAATGAAATAGCTCGACTTACTAAGTCGGACTTTCATTTTCTCGCCACCGGGGAAAATAATTAAACTTTTTATTTGACTTCTCGCGTTACAATTTGTTACTGTCTCCTCATTAGTAACAGATTGTTCCTGGAGAGAGAGATGAGTATTGTAGATGGCTGGACTTTAAATAATCACACTACTGCTGAGAACCTCGCAAAAGAGGCAGAACATATTTGTGACCGCCTCGCTGAAATTGCCCTAAAAATTGATTCGCTCACCAATGTATTAAATGCCCAAGACCCTAACGAAGGCAAGTGTTGGGAGATTGATGATTTGCGCGGTGACGGCTTAGACGAAGTTCAAAGTTTTTTCGTTAAATCCCGCGATGACATTCGCGAAGTAATCGAGACTTGGACCGAAAGTAACGCAGCATGACCCCCGACCTTTTTGAAACTCATCCAGTCCCCGTTGCCGCGTTCGATGGTGCTGACTATGAAGCAAAGTTCGATGCGGAACGGCTCACTGGTCAGCTTCGCAAAATTTACGATCTTATGAAGGATGGTAATTGGCGGTCCTTGGATGAAATTTCTATGCGAACGGCTGCGCCCCACGCATCGGCGTCAGCGCAATTACGCAACCTTAGAAAATTGAAGTTTGGGGGACATACCGTTGATAGGACGCGGGCTGGCGATAGAGAACGAGGATTTTACAAATACAGATTAGTTTTGGAGACAAACCAATGACATATCTTAGAGATTACACTCTTGAACAGAAAGCCGCTGTTAAACGTGAGCTTCACAAAGCCAACCGCTACACTGAACAGGTGTCACGAGGCAAAACACCGAAGCCAAGTCTTCTACAAGTACATGAAGACGCCTTTGAGTCAGCTAAGCAGCAAAATATTTATTTGACTGCCAAGCCTTATCAGCAAGCCGCCGCTGCATACGAAATTGCGGATGAGTTAGCGTGACTGAAAACCTTTACCACATTCACGGCCCGTCCATGATGGCCGCTGACATCGTGAACAAACTAAATGAGATCAGTGAATTTACTGACCCGCTACCCGATGAGTGCATCGAGTCGCTACGAGTCGCAGGGAAACAAATTCTAATATTGACCAACAGGAGAGAGAATTATGAGCCAAAAAGTCCAGAAAGTCCAGAAATCGCCTAGCGTTGAACAGAGCAGCGTAGTCACTCCATATAGGTTGATTCAAATAGCCGTTGAGAAGAACGCCGACCCTGATCAGTTGAATAAACTTCTCGACTTTCAAGAGCGGTGCGAGGCGAAAGATGCACGGATGGCTTTTGAGAAGGCCATTACACAGTTTCGCCAAGAATGCCCCGCCATCGAAAAAACACGCGAGGGATACGGTTACAATTACGCGGGGCTTGCCGAAAGTTTGGACACTATCAAAGAAGCCCTTGGAAGCCACGGCCTTAGTGTCCGATGGAACACCGATGCTGATGCTTCGCAGATTGTTGTCACTTGTATTTTAAGCCATGTCGGGGGCCACCAAGAAAAAACATCCCTGCCAGCCCCGCCCGACACATCGGGGAAGAAAAACTCAGTGCAAGCTGTCGGGTCTACCGTCAGTTACTTGTCGCGGTACACAATGTTTTCACTTTTAGGAATAGCCGCGCAAGACCAAGACACGGACGGGGTTCCACCGAATGACCCAGAGTTTATAACCGCCGCCGAAGCCGCTCACCTAGAGAAACTTGCGGATCAGGTTGAGGCCAACAAGAAGAAGTTCCTCGCATATTTGAAGGTCGAATCCTTTGCACAGATTCCAGCCGCTCAATACAGCGCAGCCGAATCCGCCCTTAAAAAGAAGGGAGCCGCAAGATGATGATGCAAGGCTCACCCGAATGGCTCCAAGCAAGGTTGGGTAAAGTAACCGCATCCCGGCTGAGTGATGTTACCGCCAAAACCAAATCGGGATGGGGCGCAAGCCGGGCGCGGTACATGGGCGAACTAATAGCCGAAACAATGACGGGCGTATCGGCAACCGCCTTCGTCAATTCCGCAATGCAACATGGGATTGACACAGAACCCCAAGCTGCCGCCGCCTACTCGTTTTATACGGATCATGAATTAGACGAGGTTGGGTTCGTCAACCATCCTAAAATCAAACACGCTGGTTGTTCACCTGACCGACTCATTGGTAAAGATGGGCTGGTAGAATTTAAATGCCCTCAAACCCACACGCATATTGACACGCTTTTGGGCGAATCGGTTCCCAAGAAATACATGGAGCAAATGTACTGGCAAATGGCTTGCACTAAGCGCAAGTGGTGCGACTTCGTTTCCTTTGATCCAAGGATGCCGCCAGAGACACAATTATCTATTCAGCGGATTGAACGGGACAAAGAACGCATCAAGGAATTAGAGGAAATGGTTGTCGATTTCCTTGCCGAAATGAACGAAAAAATTGACCGCCTGACAAAATTGGAGAAAGCCGCATGAGTGTTAATAAAGTTATTCTAGTGGGAAATTTAGGAAAAGACCCCGAAGTTCGTTTTCTGCAATCAGGGAAAAAAGTTGCTAACCTTTCGGTTGCTACCTCTGAGAAATGGAAAACGGGTGAGAAAACTGAGTGGCACAAGGTGGTCATCTTTAATGAAAAGATTGTTGAGGTGGCTGAGAAATTCTTGAAGTCAGGCAGCAAGGTTTATCTTGAGGGCCAGCTTCAAACTCGCAAGTGGGATGATAAAACCGGGAATACCCGATACACCACAGAAATTGTATTGTCGCCTTACAATTCCACCCTTCAAATGCTGGATAGCCGTTCTAACGCCCCACAAGGCCCCGTTGTTTCGTCCGATGCACCCAAGCCCCAAGCGGAGCCGCAAGGCGCACCAGTGGGCGAATTAGACGATGAAATCCCGTTCTAGGACCGCAAAATGGACATAGATAAAGCAAGCGATAACGCATTAGAAAAAGCGGTCAAAGCTGCCGAATTGGATGGGGCTGCGCGGATGCTGGAAGAAATGAAAAAGATTCTTTTGTCCGAACTGGCTAACCAATCTGGCGAAAGTAGCGTTGCCGCAGCGGTACACTGGGCGCAAAAACATGAAAAGTTTAAAACGCATATTACCGAAATGGTGACGGCCAGAACCGCAGCTAATATTGCCAAGGCCGAATGGGAAGCTACCCAAATGCGGTTTGAGGCATGGCGAACAAAACAAGCAACCCACAGAGCAGAGATAAATTTACGATGACGAACTGGGGGAAAATTATAAGGGAGTGCAGAGAAGATGCTGGCATGTCGCAAGAGGAAGCTGCGAACGCCGCTGGCCTATCACCGACATGGTTGGGATCACTTGAACGAGGAAACCAACGTAATCCGACAGTTCATAGACTTGAGCGAATCCTTGATGTCTACGGTTATGATTTGGAAGCGATACAGCGGTGAAGTGGCTATTGCGATTGCTGCAATGGTTTCGGGGCTACCGACAAGTTCGCCCACAACACACGCCTAAAACACCCCACAAGGTTGGGATGCCCGGGCGCACTAGGAAAGAACGAGGGGCTGGAATGCAATGAATTTAGAAAAGGAGTTAAGTGATGTTTCCTACTTTATTGGAAGCCCTCGCCTCAACAGCCCTCTTATATAGCGGCTATGTTGTTATTGAGTTAATTGGAATCGTGATGTGATTAAGAGTGCGTCACAATCCCGTGGTCGGGCCTCTCTCTCTTCTACCCGGCGAGTCGGAAACGGCTCCGCACTCACCTCATGAAAAGTCTCCCTTTATCCGAACTTCCCCATTGGCCTCGCTTAATGAAGCGGCCCGTAGCCGCCGCATATTTAGGAATCTCACCGAATACGTTTGACCGCCATATCGCCGTTGAACCCCTGCCATTACAGAATGGTAATGTAGTTTACGACAAGAAAGACCTTGATGCTTTCGTTGACTCCCGCAAGAGTAACAACGGAAGCGAGTGGGATGAGGGTTAGAATCAAATATCTGAACACATTTAAAGACCGCCACGGGATACCACGGCACTATTACCGCCGTGGGGAAAACCGCGTTCCATTGCGCGGCCCTATAGGATCACCTGAGTTTTGGGAAGACTATTTAAACGCCCACGGTTCCCGCATTGATGTTCAACCTTCGGGAATACCCCAAGGGTCAATGCGCTGGCTGTTCATTGAATATTTTAAATCGGGAGACTTTAAACAATTAAAAAGCCGCACCCAGAAAGTCAGGCGCGGCATATTGGAACGGTTTTGCGAGGATCACGGGTCTAAAAGGTATTCGACACTCAAGCCAAAACACTTGAGAAGGATACGAGATACCAAGGCCGAAACACCCGAATCAGCGAACAGCTTAATCAAAGCCCTGCGACAAGTGTTTCGTTGGGCCATTGAAGACGAGCAAATGGACTCCAACCCCGCCGCCGATGTTGCATATCTAAAGCCTAAAAGAATTGGAGGCTGGCATACTTGGGAACTGCATGAAGTCGAGCAATACGAATCCACCCATCCGATAGGGACAACGGCGAGGCTTGCCCTTGCTTTGTTACTTTATACAAGCCAGCGGAAATCAGACGTTGTTAATATGGGTCGGCAACATATCCGTGATGGCTGGATGACTCTTGTTCAAGGGAAAGGTGATAAGCGTCTGGAGATTCCAATACTTGCCGAATTGCAGCGCATCATCGACCAAAGCCCTACGGGAGAACTGACCTTTATTATCGGGGAACATGGCAGACCCTACACGCCCGAATCATTTGGGAACAGAATGCGGAAGTGGTGTGATGCCGCTGGACTCAAGCATTGTTCCGCGCATGGCTTACGGAAAGCGGGAGCGGTTCGCATGGCTCACCTTGGCTGCACCACCCACGAAATCGCCTCTATTACAGGCCATGAAACATTAAAAGAGGTCGAGCGATACACCCGACAAGTTAAACAAAGGACGCTGGCAGAGGCGGCTAAACTTAAATTAAATGGCAACCCTTTATAAAAATTGGCAACCCGCGCCAAATTTATTTTATTTATCAAACCCTTATAAAAGGAGTGGTGCCCAGGGGCGGGGCTACATTAATTAATAATATCAAACACTTGCCCTAAAGGTTGCCACTATTACGTCCCATAAATACCAATAATTTATTTTAATTTTGGCAAACTTTTCCTTGAGGTTATATGCTAACTAGGTTATATTATAACCATAGCAACAAGGAGAGAGAAAATGCAAGCTACACCAATCGAACTTTATAATGCCGACGGTGACTCAATTATGATGCCAGCCAGTTTAGGTATTTGCCCGACGTGCCAAGGCAAAGGCGTTCAAGCCTTACACGGCGCGGCGTTTACGCATGAGCAATTTTCCGAATGGCATGGCGATGAGCGCGATGCTTATTTTCGCGGTGACTACGACACAAAGTGCGAAACGTGCAACGGCACCGGGCGGGTTTCTGTTCCTGATCGCTCACAGTGGACCGACGCTGAACTGCAACAGTATGAGAACCAACAGAGTGAAGCGTCTAGTTGGGAATCACGGGTTGGGGCATAGGCGAAGCTGCCAGGGAAGCATTTAACGAAGTAAACTAAGGAGAGAGAAGATGTCCAACATTTTTGAAACCCCAAAAAAATATGCGATTAAACTTTACGAAAGAGGTTTGAGAGCTACCAAAGGATATGACTCAAGGATTATCATTTTTGAACTGAGGAAGTATCACGCCACTTACGATTACACGGTTGAGGTTCTGAACGAGCTTGAAGAACTTGAATATGTAAACGAACGAACGGCATAGGGAGAGAATAAATGAAAGTCAAAATTGAGTTCACCGTCGAAATCGATCCAGATGCCTGGATTTTAAATTACGGCTGCGAACCGCATCAGGTTCGTGATGATGTGAAAAGCTATTGCCGGTACGGCGTTTTCGGTCAACTTGAACATGTCGGTGTTCTAAAAGAAACGGGAGAGTGAAAATGACGACACTTACAATAATCCTAATCGCATCATCAATCGTCGCTCTAATCTTTTAGAGGGGGGGGAGTGATGGCTGCTTTATCAAACCCTGAGAAACAAACGGCGTATTACAACCGTCAGAAGGAGAAGGGATTGCGTAAAGAGTGCGTCTATATCCCTGATACTGAAGAGGCCAAGGAGTCGCTTAGAAAACACGCGGCCAAGCTGGTGAAAAAACAGGCCAAAGAGTCAACATGATCATTTTTTTGGCCTCATAGCTCGATCTCCAAACCACCAAAGAACAGCCGTGGAACTCATATAGATAACGCTCTGAATAATAGTTTCCTGTTGGGCAAGGTCATCGCTCACAGAATAGATATACCAAACGATTCCAACGAGCATTACGGTCAATGTCGGTCTCATCAATCTGAGGATCGCAGCCACCCAAGGATACGGAACCTCAACGCCCGTCATCATTGAATAGCTTGCGGCCCGTGCAACGCCTGACGCTTGTTCTTCTACAATAGCCCGTTCGTTCTCTAATTCTTCAGCCCGTAACT